AATCGTTGATGGTGCTGTGTTAGATACTAAAGCATTTGCACTTATCAGAAATACACCAGCAGCATAAGGAGGACTAAATGAAAGTAAGATCATTGATGTTATTCAATGACTTAAAAGCTAAAAAACTTCGTAAAATTGGTGAAGAATTTGAAGCAACAGCTAAGAGGGTGGAGGAACTAAACTCCACCTCTCATGGTTTTTTGGTAGAAGTCATTGATGAGAATAAAAGGAAGCCTATTAAGAAAAAAGTAGGTGATTAAATGTTAGAAAGTATAAAAACAGCACTAAGAATAAGCAACATTGATTTTGATAGAGAAATAATTGAGCTTATAGACGCAGCAAAAATAGAACTTAAAATAAGTGGAGTTAATAAAGTTGACGAAACAGACCCTTTAATAATGAGGGCAATAACAATTTATTGCAAAGCTAATTTTGGTTACGACAATCCAGATGCAAAAAGATTTTCAGAAAGCTTTGATAATCTAAGACAACACCTTTCTTTATCGTCTGATTACAACGAGGTGATCTAGTGAGACATAAAGATATAATTTATTTAATCTCTGTAGAAATAGCAGAAGATGAAATAGGAAACGACATAGAGACCGAAGTAAAAACAAGAATATTTGCTAATAGATTTTATATTAATCAATCGGAATTTTATAATGCACAAGTAGCAGGTTTAAAACCATCGCAACAATTTGAGGTTTATTCTTTTGAATATAAAAATGAGACTAAGCTAGAACATGAAAACATTGAGTATAAAATAATAAGAGTTGAAGAACGTGGAGACAAAACAAGACTCACTTGCGAGAAGGTGATTGGTAGTGGGCGTTAAATTTATAAAACCAGATGAGTTAGGCATAGAGTTATCTAAAATCGTATCTGAGTATACGGAAGATGTAAGCAATGCAATTGAAAAAGAAATAGATGACACAGCTAAATTGGTGTTGAAAGACGTAAAAGCCAATGCACCTAGAAAAAGGCCAAAATATTACCAAGGCTTCCGAATTAAAAAAGACGATAGCTTAGGCTCTGTATCCAGAACCATACATAACAGTACCCATCCTGGGTTAGTTCATCTTTTAGAAAAAGGTCATGGCTTAAAAAATGGTGGTAGGTCAGATGCAAAACCGCATTTAGCACCCGCCTATGACAAGCACGTGCCGCAAATGGAAAGAAAAATAGAGTCTATTATTAAGAAAGGTGGGAAGTGATGACGCAGGCAGAATTATTTCAAGAGTTGAAAAACATAGGATTACCACTCACGTATCATCACTTTACTACTCCGCCTGCTTTACCTTATCTTATATATCTATTTTCATATTCCAACGATCTAATAGCCGATAATCAAAATTATCAAGAAATAAGCAACTTTCAAATTGAATTGTATTCAAACAAGAAAGATTTAGCAAGTGAAAAGCTAGTAGAAGATAAATTCAAAGCTTTAAGGATGCCTTACAGTAAATTAGAAACATGGATAGACACAGAAAATTTATATCAAATCATATACGAAATTCAAATAATTGGGGGTTAAAAAAATGAATAAAGTAACGTTTGGACTAGAAAAAGTGCACGTAGCATTTAAAGGTGAGGTTGGGTACGATGTTCCGATATCCATTCCTGGCGCGGTCAATTTATCATTAAGCGCGGAAGGTGACACATCAACATTTTATGCAGACAATATAGCTTACTTCTCAATGGCGAGTAACAACGGTTACACTGGCGATTTAGAAATGGCATTAGTTCCAGATGCAGTGCTAGTAGAAATGCTAAGCTGGGAAGTCGACACAAACGGAATGTTAGTCGAAATTGCTGATGGAATACAGAAAGAATTTGCTTTGTTGTTTGAAGTTAAAGGGAATGAGAAGAACAAAAGATATGTATATTATAGCTGCAAAGCAAGTAGACCAACTCAAGAACATGGCACTAAAACGGAATCAGTAGAACCCAACACTCAAACGCTGACTATTACTATCACGCCTACTGAAATTGGTGACAAATTAGTTACAAAAGGCGGATTAGAATTAAATGAAACTAATCAAATAATTTACGATGGGTTCTTTGCAACAGTACTAGAGCCTACGCTTGGGGTGTAACTTATGAGAGAGATAAAAATAGGAAATAAAGATTATAAGGTTGTGGCTAGTCCCATTACCTTGTTTTTTTATAAAAAAGAATTTAAAACAGATTTATTAGGCGACCTAATGAGTTTTCAAAAATTAGAAAATGATGTGTCTGCATTTGATAGCGTGATTGTTTTACAAATGGCATGGGCGATGATTAAAACAGCCAGCGCAGGGCAAATAGTTAATTTCGAACAATGGTTAAATAGCTTAGAGTACGTAAGCTTTGAAGATAGTGAAATGATGACAAATGTTATTGAAGAAGCAACGGACGGATTTTTTCGTTCAAGAGAGCAAACTCAAAAATAAAGCGACCACTAAAAGTGTAGAAGATAATAATATTGAAATAGGAATGTTGGTAACAGCTAAGAAAATGGGATTGAGCTTTGAGGAGCTTAATCTTTTTTCATTAGATGATTATTTAACGTTTGTAGATAAATGGACGGGGAACGAAGAAGAAGGTACTAGAGAGGCTAGTCAATCCGACATAGAGAGATTTATGGGATAAAGAAATAAGCCTACTATTTAGCAGACTTACTTTTATATTCATTTAAAACTAACTCTATACCTCTATCTAGTAACTTGGAAATTGGTATCATAGTATCTTGAGAAAGTTGTTTTAACTGTTCGTATAGTTCAGTTTCTACAGCATTGGATATTGGAGTTCTATTCTTTAGACCTCTACTCATATTATCGCCTCCTAAATATATTATATACTATATTGTTAACACTTGCAACTACTTGTAGTTTATGGTATAATAGTATATAAGGAGATGGGGATATATGGAAAGCTTAGGAACTATATATAAAATAGAAAACTTGGTTAATGGTAAAGTATATATTGGGCAAACTGCAAGGGAATATAGCACTAGAATGTATGAACATGAGTACAAATTAAGAAACAATGCACATTATAATATCGCCTTGCAAAACGCATGGAATAAATATGGGAAAAACAACTTCACATTTGAAATAATAGTACGGTGTAGCATCAATAAAATAGATGAATTGGAACAAAAACATATTAAATATTATGTCGTGCAACGCAAAGCTTATAACATATCACCTGGTGGAAATAAAATTAAAAAGCTGTCAGAGTCAACAAAACAGAAGATAGGCAAACAGAGTATGAGACCTGTAATTCTTTTAAATACAGGGGAGGTGTTTGTTTCATTAAAGGACGCATCAGAAAAACGCAACGTGCTTAGTACGGGAATAACTGATTGCTGTAGAAGAAATAGGGGACACGCAGGTAGATTACCAAATGGAGATTGGATGGTATGGAGATATAAAGACGAGTATGACGAAAACGAGAAAGTATCTTTTAAAAAACATACTGATAACAACAAAAAGGAAGTAATATGCATCAATACTAATGAAATATTTATTTCTGGCAAAGAAGCGGGAGATAAATATGGGATAAACCCTAAAAATATCACGAGTTGCTGTAGAGATGAGAGGAAGTCTTGCATTAGTATTGATGGGTCAAGGTTACAATTCTCTTACTATGAAGAAAATAAGCAATACAACCAATTAAAGCTTGATACTCTCCATACCGAAAACAAAGCGATAATTTGCAAAAACACAAATGAAACTTTTGGTTCGATTTATCAAGCGTCAAAAAAATATAGCATAGATGTACGCAGACTTTCGAACTGCTGTAAAGGTAGATACACATACGCAGGAAGTTTAAAAAATGGTACTAAATTAAAATGGGAATACGTTTAGAAATAAGCGTATTTTTTATTGTAAAAAAAGGTGGTGAATATTATTTCAAACATAAAAGGTTTGACCGTTGAGATCTCAGGCGATACTACCAAGTTAGGAAAAGCCTTGGAAGGTGTTAATAAAAGTACTAGAGACATCACTAAAGAGTTGAAACAAGTTGAGAATGGCTTAAAGTTTAGTCCAAAAAGCACTGTTTTGTTGTCGCAAAAGCAGAAACTACTAGGCGAACAGGTCAATACCACTAAAGAAAAATTAGATAAACTCAAAGAAGCAGAAAAACAGGTGCAAAAACAATTTGAGAATGGAGATATTAGTGAAGAAAATTATCGTGCGTTTCAAAGGGAGCTTGAAACTACTGAAAGTAAATTAAAACATTACAAAGGGCAACTTAAAGAAGCAGAAAACGCAAGTGTTATATTTGCCCAAAAGTTAGAAGTTGCATCTAAGAAATTAAAGGATGTAGGTGGCAAATTAAAGGATGTAGGAAGCGGAATGACTACAAAGGTCACACTACCTATCGCGGCGGCTGGTGGTGTAGCCTTTAAATTTGCAGCAGATTTGCAAGATGCAATGGGAGCGAGTGACCAGATATTTAAAGGCGCAGCAAGTGAAGTAAAAACATGGGCTGATAATCTACAAGGTTATTACGGAATCGCTGAAGGCGAAGCTCTTGATTACGCAAATACGATGGGTGCAATGCTACAAAACATCGGAGGATTGTCGGAACAAGAAGCAGCGAAACAATCACAGATGTTAGTTGAGCTGGCTGGTGACTTGACCGCTATGTTTGGAGGCACTACAGAAAGCGCAGTACAGGCATTAACAGGTGCATTAAAAGGAAATACCTCGATGTTAGACAACTACGGTATGGGTGTAAATGATGCAACCATAAAAGCTAAGGCTTTCGAGTTAGGCCTGTATGACGGGAAAGGTCAAATGAGCTTATCAGCGAAGCAAGCTTCGATTTTGGCGTTGGTTATGGAACAAACAGCAGACGCACAGGGCCAAGCAGCAAGAGAATCGGAAGGGGCGTCTGGTAGTTTGAGGACGCTCGGAACGGAATTAAAAAATATAGCTGGTGATTTAGGCGAGGAATTAATTCCAATTTTAATGCCATTTATAGAAAAATTAAAAGAAATGGTTGAAAAATTTAAAGAGCTGTCTCCTGAACAAAAAGAAATGATTGTTAAAATAGCTTTAATAGCTGCTGCGATAGGACCTTTGTTAGTTGTGTTTGGCACATTTGCAAAGGCAATAGGCACGATCACTTCACTCGGCAGCGGTTTGGTAAAAAATTGGGGGTCGATCAAAGCATTTGGTGGACTTTTAGCTGGCGGGTTAAAATCTACTGTAGGTTTTCTGTTTAGTCCAGCTGGGCTTATCATGCTAGGTATCACAGCAGTCATAGCAATAGGAGTTCTACTCTATAAAAACTGGGATACAGTTAAAGAAAAAGCAGGTCAACTAAAAGATTTCGTGACGGCTAAATTTGACGAGTTGAAACAAAAGGTATCAGACGCCTGGAACAACATTAAGGATTCT